CCGCCCAAGCGCAACTTGTAACCTGTTCAAAAGGGGTGCCCTGCATGTCAGGTCACCCCTTTTCATCCCCGCAAGCCACGCTATAAGCGCGCCCTCTGCTGGGGCGTCGCCAAGTGGTAAGGCACCGGTTTTTGGTACCGGCATTCGCAGGTTCGAATCCTGCCGCCCCAGCCAGCAGAAATCCTTGGGTTCAAGTGATTCGCTGAAAATCTTTTCAACCACGTTCCGCACTCCGTTCCGCAGGCATGTTCCTGCTTTCGAGCTTTGCAACCGCCGAATTGCTCTGTGATGCCGTCATGGCCTGATAGCGATCGAGCATCTCCATGACGGTCTTGAGGGTCCATCCCAGCACTGCCGCGATCTCCGAGGGCGTGCAGCCAGCGTCGGCAAGATTGGTGCAGGCGGTGCCGCGCAGGTCATGGAAGTGCAGGCCGTCGAGTCCTGCCGCCAGTGTCGCCTTGCGCCAGTGATGCATGAAGTTGATCGGGCGCGGGTCGGTCGTCCATGGCTTGCCTGCCGAGGTGGTCAGGATTGTGGCGGCACGGCGCGGCGTGCCGTCGAGAATCGCCTTGAGCGCGGACGGTACCGGCATGTCGACCTTGCGCTTGCGCTTGCCTTGCCGGAACGACAGCCGGCCATCCTTGTAGCTCGACCAGCCCAGCTTAAGCACGTCCGACTGGCGCTGGCCGGTCCATAGCGCCAGATCGAGCGCCAGACGCATCTCGTCGTCGGCCACGGCGCGGAAGGCTTCCACATGCTCCGGAAGCCAGAGCTTCTCCGAGCGGTCGGCCTTGTAGACCTTCTTCGGACGGGTGGCGTGGTTGTTGCTGATCATGCCGCGATCGCGCGCCCATTCGAGCAGGATGCGCAGGACGCCAAACGTTGCGTCGGCTTGACGCGGTGATGATTCGGCCAACGTATCCCGCCAGTCCAGAAGGCTTTTGCGGATCTTCGGGTCATCGATGACCGAGAGCGGGACGGTTGCGAACTCCGGCCCCTTCTTGAGCAGTTTCGCCGCGGCGATCTTGTCGAGGTGCAGCAGATAATCCGATTTGGTGCGCTTGCCGAGGCGGGCGAATGCCTGGCTGGCCTTATAGCCGTCGATCACCTCTTGGAGCGTACCGGTAACGCGGGCCTTGCGCGGCGCATCCACAGCGGCCTGATAGCTTCGCATGAACGCCATGCTGCCGGGATAGAACGGCTCGTTTTCGTCACCTTCGACGGGCTTCAGCGCACCGAAGCCACGCAGGTAGTAGTAGGTTACAAAGGCGCCGGTCGTGAGTTTCTTGTGGCTCTCGTATACGCCCTTGAGCTTAAGCCGCATGGCTCTGTTCCCATTCCTCAAACGGCGACAGCTTCGGTTTCTCTGCGGCCTTGTCGAGTCCAGCGATCTTGTCGAGCGCGGCGTCATGGGCGCGGATATCGTAGCGCGTCGTTCCCGGTACCGGCCCCGGCACGATTCCGCGCTGGTGCCAGTTGTCGTAAGTCGCGGCGCTGATCTCGCCGAGATAGGCGCAGATGCCGTCCTTGGTGAGTAGGCGGGTCATGCTGCCTGTGCCTCCTGTGACGCTATCAGTTCGGCAAACTGCGCCCTCACCAAGGCCTCCGCCAGCGGCGGGCAGACGCTGTTGCCGCACTTGGCAACCTGCGCAGTCTTGGTGATGGGTTCGCCGCGGGCATCGCGATCAATGATGTAATCGGCGGGAAATCCCTGCGCGTTGAACAGTTCGCGCGGGGTGAGCATGCGCATGCCGATATCGACGATGACATACTGCTCGCCGCCAATGGTGACGGTGACTAAACCGAAGCGGTCCTGCACGGTTACGGTCCCGAGCGGGTTGTCGAGGCCGTGGCCCTCGTCGGATGATGCACCCCCGTAGTATTTAATCAGGAAGGCGCGCACCTCGGCAGCGTGAGTGCCGCCGGCGCTGACCGTGCCCAGTGGTTCCTCGACACTTGCCGCGCTCGATTCCAGGTGTGCGTCGCTGGTTCCGCGCAGCTTTATTAGGTTCGAGGTGACAAGGCGCTGCTGACTGCCGGAGGTGGCGACAGTCGACAAGGGATCATCGGCGGCGCGGCCTGCCAGGTTGGCGTTTTTCGGGCCGCCATTGGCCTGCTCGATGTGCGCAGTGACCACGGCATGACGCGGAGCGCCAGCCATGACGGTGTGCAGTGGCGTCTCGGGATCGTAGCCCTTCCCGTTCTCGGCGAACTTCTGCATGAACGCCATGACCGCGTGATGCTTGGTACCGCCCGCCACGACAGTGCCGAGGGGCTTCTCGACGTCCATGGCGCGTGGGGCCTGTCCTTCCCGCTCGCCGTTGCCGACGTGGACAAGGTGCGCCGCTGCAACACAGTTCTGGTCCTTGCTGTTGGCGCAGATCGTGTGGTGCGGATCTTCGACTGAACGGTTCGCGCCGCCCTGCTGGGCATAGGTGATGATGGGGGCGAGCATCGCCTCGGCGACGCCATACTCCGGCTGCGCGGTCATGGTGCGCACAGGATCCTGCGGATCAAAGGCGCGGGCGGCGCGCGTGTTCTTGAATGCAGTACCGACAAGGACGGGGCTGACCAGCGCCATCTCGCCACGGTTTGCACCGGTGACGGTCGGCAGGGGCTGGTCGAGGCCATAGCTGCGCCCGTCGCTGCCATGGTGCGTCAACGGCACAATGAACGGCGACGGGTTGTTGACCACGAACTTCATGATGCCGTGCGCGATGCGGCGCAGGGTCTTCTCGGCCAGAGGCTTCTGCCGCTCGAAAATCGACGGGCAAGGGATCGACCAGTCGATAATCTCGGCGGCGCTGCGCCATGGCTTGAGCTTGCCCGACAGTACGTCAGGCGTTCCCGGCTTGCCATGCGTCGGCGCGGGCCAGACAATAGGCTTCCCATCGCGGCGGGCGATCATGAAGAAGCGTTTGCGGATGGTCGGCGCGCCGTAGTCACATGCGCGCAGTTCCTTCCACTGGATCTTGTAGCCTGCCTTGCGCAGTTGCTTCGTCCACTGGTCGAACGTTTCGCCCTGCCGCTCCTTGATCGGCTTGCCTTCATCGCAGAGCGGGCCCCAAGTGCGGAACTCCTCGACGTTTTCAAGCAGGATCACGTCGGGCTGCACGCGCTGCGCCCAAAGCACCACGACCCAGGCCAGATCGCGGATAGATTTCTCGCGCGGCTTGCCGCCCTTGGCCTTGCTGAAGTGTTTGCAGTCGGGTGAGAACCACGCGAGCGAGACGTGCCGCACGCCGGAGGGGTGGCTGCGCACCGCTTCAATAGGATCGACGTGCCAGATGTTGCTGTTCACATGCACGGTGCCCGGGTGGTTGGCCTCGTGCATGCGGATAGCCTGCTCATCATGATTGATGGCGATGTCGACGGCCGCGCCCAGCGCCGCCTCGATGCCGGTGGATGCACCACCGCCGCCTGCGAAGCTGTCGACGATCAGACCAAGGCCGAGTGCTGTGGAGGTAAGCAGGCTCATGCGATTACCCCCTCAAACCACATCGCCGCCTCAGCAACATCGGCCAGCGTCTCCCACTTTTCGATCACATCATCCGCGATCATCTGGCAGCCGGTCTCGTCCTCGATCAGCATGGCGATTTCCCACCGTGCCAAGTCGCGGGCACCGTCATGCATTCCGAGGTCGGCCCATGTCGCCAGCGGGTCCGTGATGCGGTCCTGTCTCGGGCAGATCAGCGGGTTGCGGAGGTAGCGGGTGATGTAGGCGGGGAGCATGATCAGTCCTTGATCTTGCGGCGCATGAAGCGGAGGTCGTTGGCGATGCTGTGAAGCGGCCAGCCAATCCAGATCAGTGCGATGATGGTGAGGACGATGAGGGCGTCTTGGCTCATGCCAGCGCCTGTGGGCGTGCAAAGTATTCCTTCCCGTCGAGCAGATGGCCGCCCTTGTCCGCACTACGGCCTCCAACCTGCTTGAAGTTGAAGACACGATCGTACGTCTCTGCATCGGCTTGCAGTTGCCGCGCGTCGTCCAGATTCATGGAGCGTGCGTTCTGGCCGCTTTCGCCGCCGACAATGATCCACCGCGGCGCATAGTCGTCGAGCCGGACCGGCCCAAGAAGGGGTTCAAAACTGCCAAATGTGAAGAGCGGCTTGAGGTTAATACCGACGCGATTCAGCTTAGGCGCGTCGCGGTCGTATTCCTCTTGGTTCGCCATGGTAGCGCCTATGGCTACGTTGCCAGGCAACGCCGAAACCATCTTCTCGACATTCCCCACGCGTTTGGTGAGCAGGAGCCAGACAAGCTTCGGGGTCTCCGCAATAAGGTCGAAGAGGTCCGCACGCCAAGTCGGGTCAATCTCGTTATCAAACACGTCGGCAAGGGAGGCGCAGAAGACAAAGGGGCGCAACCCATTGGCCGTCGCTTCGCGGTTCCACTTTCGCGGCGCCGCCCATGACTTGGTGCGAATACGAGGCTTACCCGCACCCCACTCGACGCGACCGTAGCGGGTGTCCATCAGGTTCTCGGCATAGCAGTTGTCGCAAGCCGGGGAGACCTTAGTGCAGCCCATCCATGGATTGAACGTGTGGTCGGCCCATTCGATCTTTGTGTTCTCGGCCATCATTCCTACGGGGCGACTATCCAAACGGTCGCCGCCCCGCTCCCTTGAAAGTCAGTTCGTCTCAGCCCTCGCCCGCACTTCCGGCGAGGCGTTGACGTAGCGGATCCGGTGACCGCGCTCGCTGGTGACGAAGCAGTTGGAGCGCAGGGCGTTGAGGCGCTGTTCGGTGGCGGCGAGGTTGCGGCGGCTGCGCACGTAGGCAGACACGGCAACCATCATGGTCACGATCGACAGCGCGAAGGCGATGTTCTGTTCCATCTCAGAAGCCCTCCTCTTCATCAACAAACCCCTCGCCCATGTCCTCATCGGGCTTGCCGCCAGTGGGGTGGAACTTGGCCAGCATCTCGGACACGGCATCGTCGGCCTGGGTGCGCAGGTCGGCAGGCAGGCGGTCCATCTTGGCGATCTGCTTTGCGACGAAGGCATTCAGGGCATCGGCGTCCGGCGCTTCGTTGACCTTGGCGATGAAGCTGGCGGTCCATTCGGCTGCGGCGTTGGCGTTGGGCATCTGGCGCACTTCGGCGACGAGAGGATGCACCTCGATCCCCGCCTTCTTGCCCTTGGTTTTCATGACCACCACGACCGTCTTCTTGTCGATGTGGCTCATGTGGCTGATGCGGATGCCGCCGACGTTGAGGCCGCCGAAAGTAACAGCATCATCGCGGTAGATCGTCATCGAGCGGCCGACATAGTCCGAGGCGTTGCGGCCCCAGATCGCCAGCAGCACGCGGCGCATGGTCTTGCACGGCTTGAAGGGCTTGTTGTTGTCGCCCTCGAACCAGATCGAGACGGGCTGGTCGCCGTCGCTGCCGGTGACCTTGCGCACCGTGATCGTGCGCGGCGCGCCGATAAGGTCGTCGGCGTTGAGCTGGTCGCTCTTGGCTTCGACGAAGCGCGACATGTCGATTGCTTCACTCATATGATGATTTCCTCCATCGCCCGACGCTCGGTCGGGATCAGTTTCTGTGTCGTGAGGGTGGCGTGGTATTCGCGGATCACGTCGGCCACTCGCTGCTCGAAAGCCCACGCTGCGGCGACGATCTGCGACTGCAATTCCAGATCAGGTTCCACGCGCTTGACGAACATCGGCAAGCCGCCGGAATAGCTGATGAAGTCGATCCACTTGCGACGGGTGACGAGTAGGCCGGTCTGCAATTGCAGCATGTATTCTTCCGGCACTTCGTTGGTCGCGATGGTCTGCACCTGGTATTTCCCGGCGCGCGACTTGCACTCGATCAGGCCGTCATCACCGACCAAGCCGTCAGGGCTGTAACCGATGGTAAAGCCCCATTCGTCGTTCGTGATGAAGCCGGTTTCGACAACCTCGGCGTAATGCTCGGAATAAGCAGCGCGGGCGTAGATCTCGTCTTCCTGCCCGCGAAGCATCGCGTCCGACACATACTGCGGCTCGACAAAGCCTGTGATGCGCTGGAATGCGAGCTCGTAGGCGTGAGTGCGGGTCTTGTCGTTGTTCGCGACCTTGCCGGTGGGCGTAATGATCAGCTTCATTTCCGAAGCCGTCAGCAGCCCGCAGCGAGCCTGCAGCCACTCGTCGGAGCCTTGCAGGAGGTCGCCGTGGTAGATGGGGCCGGTGCTAGTTGGTTCGGGTGCTTCGGCGAAGTCGTCCAGTTCGACGGCGGATTCGTGGAAGTCGAGATCGAAGGGGTTGTCGGTCATGATCAGAACCTCAAGCTGACGTTGGGGACTTCGCCGCTGCGGATCAGCAGGACGATCTTCTTGGCGGTGTCCTCGTCGACGCCGCAGGTCATGATTGCCTCCTTGGCGGCCTTCATGACGGCGCTGCGGTGCGCCTGATCGGCTTCACGCGCTGCCTGCTCGTCGGCCAGACGCTTGGCCTCGGCCTGACGTGCAGCTTCCTCGGCAGCGATGCGATCGCGCTCTGCCTGTGCGGCCCGCTCTGCTTCCTCTGCGCGGCGACGTTCGGCGGCCAGCTGCTCGGCGTGCTCGCGGTCGCGCTTGGCCTGCTCTTCCTGTGCGGCGCGTTCGGCTGCGGCTGCGGCTTCCTGCTTGGCGCGCTCGATGCGCTCTGCCTCTGCTTTCTCGGCTGCAATCCGGCGTTCCTCGGCAGCGCGCTCGTCGGCGATGCGCCTCTCCTCGGCTGCCTTTTCTTCCGCAACGCGGCGCTCTTCGGCCTCCCGAGCCTCACGCTCGATCCGGTCACGCTCTTCACGCTCAGCGGCCTCGGCACGCAGACGCTCGAGCTCTGCCTTGTCAGCCTCTTCCTTGGTAAGACGTGCCAGCGCCGATTTGAGCGCCGACACTGCCATGTCCTTCGCCGCAGCGGCCTCGGCCAGCATGTCGCCGAACTTGTCGGCATCCAGCGCGGTATTCCAGACCTCGCCGCCACGGGCACGGACGGTCGCGGCGGTGTCCTCGATCGTGACGACAGCAGCGGCCTTGATGC